CATCTTTTCAAGATTCTCACGATCTCCTGAAAGTTCAGTTTTTAAAGCTTCGATTTGATCGTACTGTTTTTTCGCTAGTACTGCATCATCATAAGCTTTTCTTTTAGCCAGGTATTCGTCCAACTCTTCTGGAGTTAAATCGTTAATCTCGGCTTTTGATTTTGGATTAAACTCTGGTACAACCGGAGCTTCCAACGCTACTTTTCCAAATACGCCTGAGTGATACAAAAGGCTAAATGCAAAAGTAAGTCCTGTGAGTCCTGCGGCAAAGTAAGTGTTTCCGGTAGTCATACCGAAAGCAAATACAAAACTTAATATTAGGAATGAGTAGAACCCTTTTAAAATTAATTGTTTCATTGTGTTTAGTAATTGATTAATAATAACTTTTTGCGTAACTCATCATCACTGGTTTGCTCCGGGTGATTCTTTTGACTGGCCGCCGCCGGGTCAATGTTTTTAGACATAAGCATAGGTGTAATATCGTTTGACCCCATTACTACCATGCTTCCTTCTTTTGAAATTTTTGCTTCAGATACCCACCAGAAATAACCTACTTCTTCGGCTCTCTCCTTATTGACTATCTTGTTAATATTCTTATCCCAAATCTTTTTTTCTGCTTTAAAATCTTCATCATCACTATTTATCGCAAGACCTAATTGAACGTATTGCATCCTTACGCTATGCTCAATTTTGATCCCTTCGTTGATGATCTCTCTGGCTATTTGTAGTTTGATCTTGTCGCGTGGTACTTCAAACATTAATGCTTCAGTGTTACCCGCTACATCATAACCTAAGTCTTTCCATGCCATTGTTCGCACCATTACACCCACATCTTTAGGAAAAGCAATTACCGAAGTAGTTTCTAGTTTATGATCTGCTACATAAAAGACATTTCCTTTCTGCTCTCTTACACTTACATTCCAAACACCATCTGCGTGAACATCATTGTGAGAATCCATATAAAGAGTAGTATTGATAACAGGGTATACATACCCTTCTTTCATGTTTAAGGCTCTCGCTTTGGTTGTGGCTCTGTCAATTCTTACTGAATCTGAATTTTTAATAGCAGCTTTTTTAAGTGCTATAATATTGTCCTTTTCTGCTTTTAAAGCTTCAAACATTGCCTCTTTAGTTGAAAATTCTTTATCAGGCAGCTCTATGCATTTATAGACTGTCATTTCTCTATCACCTCCTTTTCTTTTTGGGCAATATCTTTTAAGATTGAATCTTTTTTATCAGATTCAGGCATGGACTTTACCTTAGATTTAAGGCGGTCCAGCTTGTCTTTATTGACTTTTTGATCTTTCATTAATTGTGGTCAGTACTTATCCGACAAACAATTAAGACAAATATAAACAAAATTTATAATACCTTTGCTATGTATAAAATTTTACTATACTATGGCAAACAACTTTATCTCTTTGCGTAATATTGGAACATTACTATTCGGAAGCGGAAAAGACCAATACACCCAGACAGCCTTTCCTTATATTCAACAGTTCATGTTATCCAAAGGGACAGACTACGTTGATACCTCAAACAATAATAAATTTCATCTATACCAAACAACCGCACATCTTAGAGCTGTTATTGATCGTAAAGCTTTGATGTTTGCTAATGGTAAATGGAAGCATTACAAATTAACTTCAAGCGGTGTTAAGGAGGTTGAAAATTCTGAATATGTTGATGTTCTTGAGAATCCTAACTACCTTCAGAATGGTGTTGAGTGGCTTGCGCAAGGGTCTATACTTCGATCTATCTACGGTAATAAAATTCAGTTTGTTAATAGTGTAGGTAAAAAACCTAAGTTAATATTTAATCTTCCGGCCGCGTATGTCCAGGTCGAGAAAACAGGTAAACTATACAGGCAAATAAGCATAGAAGATTGTATTGAAAAGTACGTTTTAACTTATGGAGATGTTATTGATACGTTTACACCAGATGAAATTATTCATTTACGCGACCCTAATCCGATAGACCCGGTTATAGGACTTTCAAAAATAGACGCTTTAGGCATTGAAATTTCTAATGTGAGAGGTGCTAAAGGTTTTCGTAACAGGATTATTACAGCAGATGCCATGCTTGGGATATTAAGTACTAAAGTAACTGACGGTGGCATAGGTGGAATTGGACTAGAGGAGAAGGAACAAAAAAGGATAAGTGACGGCTTTAAATCTAAATGGGGAATGCAAGAAGGGAAGGGTGATATACTCCAAACTGAGGCAAGTGTTGATTGGATACCAATGTCTTACCCAACTAAAGACTTGTTGCTATTTGAAGAAGTGGAAGAAAACTTCAAAACCATTATTGATATATATGGCCTTAACGCTAATATCTTCTCGTTTAAAGGACAATCTACTTATGAGAATATGGAACATGGAGTAAGAGCCGCATATAGAGATACAATCATCCCAGAAGCAATGAGTGAAGCGTTATCTTATTCAAAGTATTGGGGATTAACTGAAAAGGCTGAATGGCTTGAAATGGACTATTCTCATTTAGATGTTTTACAAGAGGATGCATCTGATCAGAATAAAAGTAACGCTGAAGCTATTAAGTTACTAATTGATGCAGGGTTAACTCCTGAAAAGATCGAAGAGATAACCGGAATAGATGTTGGTTCAACCAGTAGACCAGTGGAGGTAGTATGATAATAATAGCAGCTTTACTTCTTATGATCTATTGGGAGATTTGTAAGCGTTAAATCTACGTTCAACATCTGATGTAATACCTATTTTAACAAGCCCTGAATCTACATTTTTAATAATGTAAACCACTGCAATTGATTCTAAAAAACTCATTAACCAAATATAAAGTTAACTTTACTGAAATAAATGTCTATATCTTGCCATAGTTAAAGTCGCTAATCCGGCGGTTGCATCTGGTGCATCATCTGGTTTCCCTGCTTTACCGTACTCAAACTTAGTTAACTTCTCTATGTAACTCTGATAGTCCGGGTCTGGATGATCTTTACAGAAGGCCATATTCTTGATTATAAAGGCTTCGTTTGTGGCTATACGGGTCATTTTATTAGTCTGGTTGCGTACGGCGTACACGGATAGACCTGATTCATCCCTTACACGTTTCCATACCATAGACCCCATTGAATTAGTCTCTATCGAAGTATAGGAACAGTTTTCTTCTTTTATAAGATTGACTGACTTAGGTATAGTTACCTCTGTGTTGTGTTGGTTGTGTATAGCGTCTGTAATATAGAGTGTTTCACCTATAAGGTGTCCTAGTGGATGGGCGTAGTAATCGGTTCCATCATCTTTAGGGTCACAGTAAGATAAGCATCCTTCTGATTGTTGTTTTATTCCTTCGATCTCTTGGTAATCAAACCATTTTAGTTTGTTCTTATGGAATGGCTTATCATTAGGGCTTTGAGGATCTTGCATGTACTGAGTAGCGAATATGTGCGCAGTACGTGGTGATTCTTTAATTTTATCAATGTCGTCTAAATCCATGATCTGAGGCCATAGTGCTTTGCCGCCCCTTATAACTGGCATAACTATGTGCAACGCATCATCTCCGAAAAACTCGAGTATAACGCTTGTACTGTCGTCTTCTCCAGCTCTCTGTTGTATATTGATTATGGGCGTGTCTTTACTGTTTCTACGGCTTAAAATGGTGTTAAAGAATACTCTTTTAGTCTTTTCAGACTTCGCATTGTCTGTTTCGGTATCATCTATTTTATCAATATCATCTAAGATTATACACCCTTCAAAATCTCTTACTTCATCTGGGTCTAATTCCTTTATCTGACCAGCTCCAAATCCTGTTATCTGACCGAATATAGATGCCGTTTTCATACCTCCACCGCTATCCGTTCTCCATAAGTTACGTGCCTTTTGATCTTTCTTTAATTTAACACCGTACATACGATAGAACAATTCACTACTCACTATATCCCTAATGAACGTAGATGATTCACTTCTTAAATCGTCTGATGCTGTTATGTAGAACCAATTAGATTTAGGGTTCATTCCTAAGCCTCTGGCAACCTTCATAATAGCGAAAATGGTTTTAGAATGTCTAGGGGGAATGTTGATGCAACAAGCTCTATACTCGTAATTATCAATAGAGTTCCACGCTTCTTCTAACTCGTAGTGATGATCGTTTACTAAGAACTTCTCCCCCTTTATGTATTTATGGAATAGCCTTGTAAAGAACAATAGTGACTTATCACATTTAGCCCTTGCTACAAGTATTTCTTCATTAGATAGTTCCATGATTTAAATATAATAAAAAAGCCCCTTAATACTCGCGCGTAAAAAGGGGCTTAAACTACGAAATAGAAACACTAGACTAAATCATCTAGTTGATCAGAGATTGCTTTTACAGTTTCTTTGGTTATTTGGATAGGTTTTAATGGTTCATCTCCAGAGGTGTTGTCCATTCTATCTTTCCATCCATGATTGCTCTTTAAGTTAATGATACCAAGGGATGGGACTATGTTGCCCTTTTTTGCGTTTCTAAAACAGTTAGCCTCACATATCGATTTAAGTCTGGAATACATTGAGTTTAGTTCAGGGAATTTTTCACATAAATAATCATAAAGTGATCTTGATATTGATTGTTCTACTGCTACTTCTCCTATAAAATCAAACTCTTTATTTCCTTCACTGTCCATTGTTGTTTCAGCAATATCAATAGCCTGTTTAAAAAGTTTCTCAGCCTCTTCTTTAGTCCACTTCTCCGCATTAGTGTTCCCCTCCATTGACTTTGATATTTTTTCGTTCTTAGATGGCATTAGGA